CCGACTTCTTGCGGGAGGTTAAAGCAACTGTCTTCGATATCATCATAAATGACCTCATTTCGATTAAGCCAGATGATGAATGTCTCATAGTCATTAGGTCGGTCAGAGGTTGCACCGCCAAAGGTGATGCCTGAGAGCCTCCTGCTGAACTCAATAGCATATCCTTCAGCAATAATCTGACTTCTGATGTCCAACTTTGCGCTGCTGGCCTCATTCATGGCCCTATTATCCACAAAGTAATTCCGATCAGTGTGAATGGCATAAACACCAGATAGCTGAATGTTCTTCCACTTGTCAGAGTAGCCTAGCGTGATATTATTTTTGAGCAAATCAACCTTAGCCATTTGATCTACTTCGCCCACATTAAAAAAGCTCTGGCTGATGTCATTTTGGTAAAAATACTCTCTAGGTTCTACCCTGATTTTCCATTCAGTCCCAGTCCACTCGAATGCCCAGCCAAGGCAAAAGATTTTATCGAGGTCTTCAAAAGTGTTCTTCCAGGTTGTCTTTAATGCGCCTAGGTTATTAGTAGTCTCAGCTCTCCTGATGCGTAGGCCATTGGTTAGCGCATTGTTCCAATAGCACCCATCGCCAGCCTCAGAGAAGGCATCAGATAGCAACTTATCATTGCTTCCTGTCATCAGGTAGATGCATCTCCTGAGCCATTGTTCAATGGTCAGGCAGTTGGCGGTTGATGCAAAGTCTCCGGCATTGATTTCGGATAGTGAAATAGTGTAGCCATTGTCAATATCTACTGTTACCGCATTAGGAGTGGATGAAATTGTTGTCTGGGCAAAGTATAGATTCAACTTTATCCCTGTTGCTATTGTAAATGTTCCTGTGTAGGTGTTGCTCACACTTACTGAAGCACCTGCCGCTAATGTGACATTATAAAGTACTATGCTTGGCGGAAATGCCTGCTGAATGTTGCCATTAAATTGAAGCAGGTCGAACTCCACATCTATTGGACCAGCTAGGTCATTATTTGTCAGGGTAAAGTCAATCGTTATTGAATAGCTGAATGTGCGTGATGTGTTTGCGTTATTCTGGAATATTGGCTGATCTCCTAAGTTGGCATCACCAGTTATGAATAGGCCTTGAGTGTCAAAGGTTGAACCATAGTTATCTTTAAGGTCGCTCTGCTGCCAATAAGTAGGCACAACAGCGTACTTATTAGTGGCAGGAATGTTTTTCTGAAGAAATGCAGAACTATCAGCCAAGTTCTTGCCATTGGCTTGCAAGTATAAGTCCTGGCGATGCATCCTTATCTCCTTCTGCACAAGAGCTGCAACAGCATCACCATTAAGGTCTGTGGTGCTGGTTAGGTCAATCTCTACATCCTGCCTTGACTTGAATTGCTCTCTGAAGTTATCATCAATGATGCCAACGGTTATCTCCCAGCTGTCAGTGTCGCATACATTATGCTCCTGGTAGATGCTCAGGTTGAGCATGCCTTCAAATTCGTAAAGTGAGCCACCATAACCGACATCCGATGTGATTTTAATGGCTATCTCAGCATTGATGAATTGAAGATCATATAAGTCCTTGATGAGCTTTGCGCCCTTGTTGTAAAACCTTAGCTCAGTGCTGAATGGCTGGTCAATGCCATGACTCTCCATCCTGACCGCTGTGAACTCAATGGCATCCCAGCCTATTGGCTCTTCTACCTCAATTCCGTTCAAGTAAAATTTCCATCCTGCCATAGCGCAAAGGTAAAAAGAAAAAGCCCCTGCAATGCAGAGGCTCTTTACACTAGTCTAATCTAAACCAATAACCTCATGAATCAGTTCTGAACCTATTGTTGAGTATTTTAGTTGTCCTTCTAGGTGTTCTTATGAATTTTTCAAACCCTCGCTCATCCATGCTGAGCTGTGTGATAGGCAATGACTTTAAGATGCTGCCAAGCTCATCCAACTTGCCCACCACCGGAGAGCCTGAGCTACTGTTACGGTTAGCATAGTGGTTAGCCAGGAATAACTCTTGCCTGCTCAAGGCATGATTAGGAATTACCTGTGAGCCTTTAGGCAAGTCCACCAGAGTCGCACTTGGTGGAGTGAAGTAAACCTTGCCCGATTCGGTTACAACTTTCTCAACCCCTCGCTCACCGACTATGGCCTTGCCTCCCTTAAATGGCTTACCTTTTGTTCCCTCTGCGAACTCAGGCACAGGTTGGGAAGCAATAATGCCAAGTTGAGCAGTGGCAATAAATCCAGCTAAGACAGCAGCTGGAGGATTGCTAACTGCGTACTTCATTATCTGCTCCGCAAGTGTGAATAATACTCTTGATGCTGCTGCTGCCTGATCAGCTCTGAATTGCCTTAGCTTTATTTCCCTTTCCTTTTCGGCCTTCTGCTGATTAAGTGCATCAATCTTCTGCTGATTGCCATCTGCTAGCCTGATTTCTTCATTATATCTTTTTTCAAGTAGGCCTAGTTCAGCACTCAATCTATTTTGATAGATTTCAAATGCTCCTCCGAGAATAGTCTCGGTTAATTCAAATGTCTTATCTTGAATCTCCTGCTTTCGTTTCTCAGCCTTATTCTTGGCATCAACTTCATCAGCTAGCCCTTTCTCATATGCTTTCTGCCACTCCTTCATTCTCTTCAATCGCTCCTGATATAGTTTCTCTTCATCAGTTGCTGTCTCCTCCTTGGCCTTTTTTATCCTATCCTCCAGAGTTATGGCTGTCAGATACTCTTTTTTAGCTGCATCCTCAAAGTCCTTAACTGCCTTATCTCGCTGGAGCTTGGCTACCTTAACCTCATCCTCAATGATGCCAATGTTCTTGGTGCTGTATTCCTTTTTTAGATTGTACACTGCCTCCTGGAATACTCTTTCAGCTCCTACTTCACCCAGCTTTGAGCCTCTGAGCTGAGCCATCAGCACCTGCTGCTGCTTCTCAAGCTCAAGTAACTTTAATCTGGATTGATATTGAGCCTTGTCCTCAGCCTGAGATGCTACACTTGCTGCTGCTGCTGCCTTGGCTCTCTTATTGATCTCATCAATGGCTGCTTGATTCTGGGCTTTGAGAGCATCCAAATACTTCTCGTCCTTCTTGACTTGTAATTCAAGTGGGCCAGCCCCAATATCAACTGCTACCCTAGATTCGGAGGCTACTTGCTCTCTTATTGCCCGTTCTTCTGCTGCTTTTGCCTTTAATATTTTTAGTTCCTCTTCCTTAATCTTTATGTTTCGCCTAGAGTTTATTTCAGCATTCTTCAATGCTTCATCTGAGGTCTTGGCAAAGAAATTAGTATAGGCTGTGTATTGACCACCCAGAAACTCCTGTGCTTTTTGCACATCGCCTTTAAAGAGATCATTGAGCGCACCTAGAAAGTCAGCAGTTACAGTCAATGCTTTGCCAAAAATAGGTGCAAGGTTGTTGCCTATGGTGTTGAGGAGTGAATCCCAAGTATCGCCAAGGTTGCTGATTTGGCCGCCTAAAGTCTGGGAGACAGCAGATGAAGCTCCGGCCACACCATTGTAATCGCCCAGGCTAAGTAGATAAGCCTGCACAGCATCTCTGTTCTTCTTGACTTGAGTTTCTACCCCTTTAAAATTGAAGATGACATTTTCACCAACTGTTCTGGCACTAATGTTAAGTTCTTTGAGTCGCTCAAATTCAAAGTTCCTGGCATCTAGTATGGCCTCAGTAAACTGAAGAAATGACTTGCCCTGTGAAGAGGCAACATCACCCAGCTTACGCATCTGATCAATGGTCGGCTTAAAGCCTACTCCGGCCAGCTTAACGAATGAGTCTGTGACTTCCTGAACGCTGAATGGAGTGGTTGCTGCGAATTGTTTGATGCTTGCTAATGCACCTTGTGCTGCACTGTTGCTGCCTAGTGTATTCTTCAGCACTGACTCAAACTTCTGGAATTGAGCAGTAACAGCAATGACCTCCTTGGTGAAGCCTACAATCTTATCTGCTGCAAATATCCCGGCTATAATTGGCCCAACCTTGGCAGCAACTGCACCCATGTCACCGAAGGCATCTCCGGTGTCTTTGCCTGCTTTCTTGGCTTTGTCCCCGACATCATCAAGCTGCTTCTTGAGCTTGCCCAGCTCAGCAAGTAACTGCCTCTCCTCAGCTGTAATCCTATCGAACTCAGATGTAGCCTGCTGGAGCTTAGACAGGTCAATGTCATACCTGATCTTGATGTCATTAGTCGAAATAGTAGCCATGCCCCAAAGATAGCAATTAAAAAAGCCACCGAATATCAGTGGCCTTTTAGCAATTATGAAAAACTAAACAAATCTATCCCTTACCCTTTCTTGATTTCTGAGCCGCAATATAGCTGCTCACGATTAAATAGTATTCATAGACTGGCCTTTCGACCAGGAATTTAGCTCTGTTAAAATCTCCACCTGCGACTCTAAGCTGCTCATCAAATCTAAGTCTGTGCTGTCTGGTAATTGCAGTCCAATAATGTGTTTCAGGGAGTTTAGGCTTTGGAGAGTTTCGGCCTGCAAATAAGTCGGGAAATTCGTGCTGTACTCGGTCAAAGAGGGCAGATAAGCGTACTCTGGCAGATTCAAAAAAAAACCCTGAACATCATTGTGCTTCATCCAATGCTCAAGTTTGGCCTTATTGTATGGGTACTGATAGTCAAGTGGGTTTTCCTGCTCATCAAAGTACACAACCGTTGCCAGCTTCAGCTGCCTGAGTAGGCTCACAGACATCTCCATCTGCTCTTTAAGCCTAGATGCCATCACACCTATCTCATAGAGCTTTTTATCATCCTTCTTCTTCTTGTCCATGAGCAGATTGATTAGGCCATTGTTCCAGCCTCTGAGGAAGTCTGGGTTAATCTGCCAAAGTTCTTCGGTGAAGATGTCCTTAGCAGCCACTGCCCTCTGGAATGGCACATTGACTTCAGACACAAACTTAAAGTAATTGACTCCACCTGAAGTAAAGGCAAATTCAATCTGATCCCATCGGTCTTTTGGAGCTACTCCCCTGTAAAGTATTCGGCCACTTTCTGCTTGTACAGGAGCTTCTTTTGCCACTTGTTCAGCAGCAGGAGGCACAGATGGTTTGCGCCTAAAAATATTGAGCATAAGTAAAATGGATAGTCAAAGATAAGGCATGAGATGACCAGGAACTGCCAAGCTCCTGAGCAGAATGGACATTCACCTAGTGGCTTAGCCCAATGAGTCGGGAGTTTCTGTATCTGGGAAAGATACCACTGTCCAAGTGGGTGATCCTCCAGCAGATAGTCCAAGAACAAAGAGAAAGTCGCACTGATCAGTGCTATTAAGAGTGAGGTAAGCAGGCTGCTCATCGTGTGGTAGTTCGATAATGCAGCAGCCTCTGCGCTTACCTCCACAATTTGATTTAAAATCATTGTTCATTGGTTTATGCGAAAATGTTTAAAACTACAATATTGTCATCATTGCTATAAATTATGGCAAAGCTCAAGCAGATGCTATCATACTCCTTGCCATCGGTAGGAGTGAAGATGTATGGATTATTGTTGCCCGGCTCAAAGAAGCTGATGTGATATTGCCCACCGTAGCTGTTAATGAATCCTTCAGGCATGGCTGTCAGGTCAATTTCAATGAAGCCCTCAAGGTCAATGGTCAAGAGCTGCTCAACGATGACATTCACTCCTGGCTTAGTGATTTTAATCACTATGTCTGCCTCGGTGTATGTAGTAGGCACAGCAATGTAAAATGCGAATGGGCAGCCATTGAGAGGCTCACAGACCTTGAAACAATCACTGCAACATAGTGCCATACTTCTCTAGATTGAAATTGCTTGTAATTTCAGCAAAGTTACTAAAAATGAAATACCGAAAGGCATCCAGAGCGTGAGACTTATCTGGGTTCTTATTCTTCCAAGCATCAAGGCTTCCTTGTCTGTCCACCTTAGCTTCCTTCAGGTCTGTGATTAGGTTGGCACAGGTCTTATCACTGATTTTTATCACTGCCTTCTGGAAGAGCAGAATAGTGATGAGCCTGCTGGCTATGTGGCTAGGGTTAGCCTTAGGCACTTGCAGCTGCATATCAACAATGTTAAAGTAGTTTTTGATGATTAAGTATGCGCTGATGTTGCCCTGAGTGAATGCACTTCTGGAAGCACCGGAGGCATCACCATTAATGACATAGTTCATGCCGGGAAACTCCTCCTTAATCGTTTGGCAGAGTGAGGCAAGGTCACCTATGCGATAGACCTTAATCACATTGATTCTCGCATAAATCTCAGCATCATAGCCATACTTGATGTACTGGCACACCACGCAGGTGTTGGTCACATTGAAGTCGAATGATAGGTAAAGGTCATGAGCTGGAGAGGCCTTAATATAACCGTGCTGCACATTCTTTGAGTAATCGAAGCTGGTGGCAAATAGGCTTTCCCTATCCCAGATGCCCCACTGCCCAAGTGCATAAACCTCATAGTAAGTCTGGCTTACTGACTTGAGTGCCTCCATCCTTGTCACATACTCATCATCTAGGAAGTCAATGGCATCCTTGTAAGTGCCGTGCAACCGGAGTACCTGGTTGGCCTCTTTTGGTGGCACATCATCAAAAAACCTTTTCTTAATCCAGTGTGAGTCTGAGACTGGATTGAATGTCAGGAAGAATCGCTTTGGATGCTCAGACTTACCCCTGAGTCGCAGAGTTATCTGAGTGAAGTCCTCCAGAGTAAGCTCAGTGGCCTCCTCAATCCAGATGTACTTAGCCTGGCTGAGTGACTTGAGCTTCTCAGGATCATCACATCCTAAAAACACAATCTTATTAGTGCCTGACTGAAGCTCCATGTAGCCTGTCTTGGCCTTAATGAGCTTATCCAATCCCCATTGGCTAATCTTGTTCCTGAAGTCAGCAAAGACTGAGTTCCTGATGGTGGCCGCAACTTTGCGGATGACAAAGAAAGTCTGGAATTGATTGGCCTTGTTGTCACATATCTCAGCCAGAAACAGCTGAATCATTGTCTGGCTCTTGCCACTTCCAGCACCTCCCCAAAGTATGTTGTAGGTCTTAGGGTCAGTTACTGCATCAAGGTACTTCTCCTGCCAAAGGTCAGGACTTGACAAATCAACCTTCGGCATCAGCCTCTTGCTCTGCTCCCTTCTTGTTTGGCCTTGGCTTAATCACCTCCACCACTTGCATGTTCACTTGCTCCTGGTTCATAAGGCCTAGGTCACGAGCGATGATGTTGTGGTTAAACAGGCCACTTGCAGCCCCTTCCAGCTTGCTTGTGTAGATGGCCTGCTCTATGCGTGTAAAGACACTACCAAAGTCTTTTGATTTGGTCTTATACTCTGAGAGCTTAGTCCAGCAGGAGAAGCCACAGGCAAGCGCAAAGCCCTCTTTTGTCAGCAGTCTTTTCTTTGGCAATCTGACCTCAGTTGCATCCTTGCCCCTGAAGTCCACTTCAATTAGTGGGTTCTCTTCAGCCCACTGAACATATTGCTCAAAATTCTCAAGGATTTCCTCTGGAGTCTTGAATCTGCCATCTAGCCCATGCTTCAGCCTAAGCTGCCAACATTGATTTCCTTTAGGTGCTGCCATAATTTTAGTACCGGGATTGCTCCCCTTGTTTTAGGTGTGGTTGATTATTTCTTTTTTGCTGTCTTCTTGGCCTTCTTAGCCATAGACAAGGCAATGGCTACAGCCTGCTTCTGCGGCTTTCCTGCCTTCATCTCGGTCTTAATGTTGCTGCTAACTGTCTTAGCTGAGTAACCTTTTTTAAGCATAGTTTTAAAATTTATGTAAAGATAAGTAATTCAGAATTGCCTCATAGACTTCAAGCTGATTAGCCCATCTGCGCCTATGTCCGAGGGCGGCTTCAGTCTGATTCAGCTTATTTTTTAGCTGAGTAATTTTCCGGCCAAGGTAATCCTGGCAGTCTTGCTTGTTCATGTTGGGTTGTTTTAGTGAGTAAAGTAAATCATTGGAATAGGTGCTGCGACCCTCCCATTGTGCAGGCACTTGGCTGATGTGAATTGAATTATACATAGTCTCTGAGTCGCATTAATGGCGCATCAAATTTAAGTGGAATAATCCCGGTTGATCCTGAGCGCATCTTAACCTGGTCAATGATGCACAGGTTCTCATTGCTAAACTCCTGACTGCCGACTTTAGTGGTTGATGTTGGCTCAAAGTAGTGAGCTGGCCTCATCATCATCCAGATGACATCAGCATCCTGCTCAATGCTGCCGGACTCACGAAGGTCAGACATTAGCGGCATCTTATCGGGCCTCTCATCGACTCTCCTGCTCAGCTGGCTCAAGGCCACCACCGGAATCTGAAGTTCTTTGGCTAATAGTTTTAGCCCTCGGCTTATCTCGCCTACTATGTTCACTCGGTTAGTCTCTTTAGGATTGACTGAATCAATCAGGCCTATGTAGTCAATGAACATGACCTTGATGTCATACTTATTTTTCCACATTGTGGCCTTGGTTCTGATTTTGCGGATGTTCAGATAGCCTTCATCGGTAATCTTAATCGGCCAATGCCTCATGCGATCTATGGCCTGTTTAAGCGAGTCTTTATCAAGCGAGTTCATATCGCCCTGCTTAATCTTGTAGGCAAATATTTGAGACTCCTGACTTGCCATCCTCTGAACCAGCTCATGCTTGGTCATCTCAAGACTGAATAACCCACAGCCTATCCCTTGCTTGGCTAGATTTCGCATCAGGCTTACGACTAGGGCTGTCTTGCCCTGACCTGGTCTAGCACCCACAACAGTAAGCTCACCATCGGTCAGGCCTCCGCATAGTCTGTCTAGGCTATCAATGCCTGTGGAGTAGCCTGCAATAGTACCGGAGGCCTTATTAAACCATTGCTGTGCGCTTATTGTCAGCTGGCTTTGGAAGCTATCATCTGAATTAGTTAGGCTTGATGAGAGCAGGCTGTCAGCTTTATTCTGTACTTCTGCAATGGTCTCAAAAATGTCTCCTGATTCTGAGTTGGCTTTGGAGGCCATCTCATGCGCTAGATAATAAAACTTGGTTCTCATATACTGCTCAATCAGGATTCTGCAGTGGACTTCCACATGCCCAGGAGACTTAAGGCTGGCAAATACTGAGGCAACATTCTTAACCCCTCCAGCTTCTTTAATTAGTGCTGACTTTTTAAGGGTCATGACAACTGTCTCCAGACTGACCTGCTCACCAGCATCATGCTGAGCTTGGATGGCTCTGGCAATGTTCTTGTGCTGCTCATTCTGGAACACATCAAGGTTGGGCAGGATTGATAGTGCTGTTACTCGCTCATCATCTGAGAGCATCATTGCGGAAAGGACTTGCCTCTCCATTTCTTCATTTATAAAGTTCATGATTTAAATTGGAATGATTCGTGGACTTTGCGGACAGGGGCGGGCGGAACAAACGTGTTTGCGCTATTTTGGTTTTTACTGTGCCAAGTAGCTAATCTTCTAGCAATGTCAAAAAACTTTTGATCTTGAAATCTCATTTTGCCTTTTTGGTCAGATTCTGTCCAATAGTTGTAAAAAGCCATGACCATTGGCAATCCATACTTTGTCTCATATTGCTTTAAGGCTTGTTTAAACTCATCTTCTGTCTTAATAATTTTAACAACCTTTTCATTATCACTTACACTATCATTATCACTATCATTATCACTATCGGCTTTTTTGGCTTTTGGTTGGTTTTCACTTAAACCCAAAAAAGCGACTGGGTTTTTTTGCTTTTTAGGCCTACCTCCTTTACTACCATTCAATGAGTTACGCTCTGATGTTTCTTTATATTTTTCAGAATCTCTATCAAATTGTAATTGAAATGGCTTGAATGCTATCCTTAAAATTTGGTCAAGTTTTGGATCTAATCCTAAATGATATGAACGAAATGCTTTGAGCAATTTTCCAATTTGCTCATCCGATAGCTCATCTAAAATCTCAAGGCTATCAAGATGTATTAAAAATGATTTCTTCATAAAAAGAAAAACCTCATCCGGCTTTCCCTGTTGCGAACAGCCGAAACATAGGCTGACAGGTACTGACCGAATGAGGCTTTAATATTTTTCATATGTTTCAATTAAACCGGGTTCGCAATCCGGGCCTTTCGGCTTTGCAAACTTAACTACTTTTCCTGAAACGCATTGATATGATCAAAAAACTTTTGCACCTCTTCCTCACTCATGTCAAATATCTGCCAGACTAGGTCTACCACAGCTGAGTTAATATCATCCTCTGCCTGGGCCATCTTTGGGCCTAAGTGATTGTGCAGAAACTTCTCGAATTGGGTTGCCTCATTGAGCAACCTATTGAAGTGCATCTTAACCTCACGCTTTAGCTTAATATTTTCTGAATGCTTAATCACATAACCTGTCTCCAGCACTCCCCTGATGAAACAGGTGAACTTAGTGAAGTCTCTCATAATCTTGAATGGATTTAAATATTTGATAGGCTACTTGAGGCACTATGGCATTTCCTCCGGCCTTGATTGATTCTGCTCGCCATTTAGAAAAGGTAATAGAGTCCAATCTGTTGGAAAGCCCATCATCTCCATTACAAATTGGGGATTGAGTTGGGAAGTTTTCCCATCTTTTTGTTTCCATTCGTCCCCAGTGTGAACATATATGTTTCGCAATAGATTCGCTCTGTCTATCCCATCTTTGCTCACCATTGAGTCGGGACTGTATGCCCCCTTGTAATCGGTTGAGGTTGGTGTTGGAAGCATCTTGTTGAACACATGAGCAGTCAAATTGTTTTGATGATCCTCCCTCCATTTCTTGGTTGCTTTGTTGCCATCTTGAACTGTTGGTGTTGGAAGCATTCCCATTGCCATTGCTCTTGCAAGTGTCACAGAATGCATCGAGCCTTCCTTTACTTGTGTTGATTTCATGTTGGCAGTCGCATTGCTTGAGTCCATTGCGGTCGGTGTCGGAAGCATTCCTCTCATTGCCAATATGTGTAGATTTGGACTTATTGTGGTCATTCCATCCTCTATCCTTTTGTCCATCCTTTTCTGCCATCCATCCACATTTTCTTCTATTGTAATTG